AATTCAAAACCTACAGGAGGACGATGATGAGTAGTATACAGACCCCAAACAAAGAGATTATAACTCCAAACGGCACCCCAATACCTAGTGCAAAAACTGGAGAGAACGAACATAAACCCACACAATTACCTGAAGTAAAAGGCTATCGAGTATTATGTGCTGTACCAGAGGTCAAAGAGTCTTATGACAGTGGGATAATTAAATCTGATAAAACTAGAAACATTGAGGAACACTCAACGGTAGTTTTATTTGTACTGAAGTTAGGAGATATGGCTTATTTAGATGATGAGCGATTTCCTACAGGTCCTTGGTGTAAAGAAGGAGACTTTGTTATAACAAGGGCATATTCTGGAACTCGAATCAAGATACATGGAAAAGAGTTCCGCATTATTAATGACGACACAGTAGAAGCTGTAGTGGATGACCCACGAGGCTATGAACGTGCATAACATGGAGAGCAAAGATGGCAAAGACAAAAATAGTCAATGAAATCCCTGAAGAATTAGAGATGGAGGGAGAGGAAGTTGAGGTAAAGACTACAGAAGCCGAAAAAGCAGCTTCAGAGGAACAGACAGGTGATATTGAGATTTCAAAAGAAGCAGCTAAAAAAGAGGCTGAACCCGTACAAGGAGAGTTAGAGTTTGATATTGAAATTGAAGATGACACTCCAAAAGCAGACAGAAATAGAGAGCCTTTACCTGAAAATGTAAAACAAGAGCTTGAAGATGATAATTTAGAGGAATATTCTGAAAGAGTAAAAAACAGAATGGCTCAACTTAAAAAAGCTTGGCATGATGAAAGGCGTGAAAAAGAAGCTTCTCTTAGACGTGAAAAAGAAGCTGAAAGAATAGCTGCACTTCAAATGCAAGAAAACAAAAAGCTCAAAGAAACACTTTCAACAGGTGAAGAAGACTATCTTAAAACTCTTCAAGAGAAATATGCAGGTGATTTAGCTGTTGCTCAAAGAGAGTATAGAGAGGCTTATGATGCAGGCGATAGTGAAAAGCTAGTAGAAGCTCAAACTAAAATGAATGAGGCTCAATATAAACTGGGACAAGCTCAAGATAGAAAGCCTCAGTTTACTAAAGATACTTTACAAACTGAACAAAATGCGGTATCTTCAGAGCAAGAAACAGTAAAACCTAATGTTCCACAGCCAGATGCGAAAGCTCTTGCTTGGCAAGAGAAAAACAAATGGTTCGGACAGGACGAAGAAATGACTTCATTAGCGTTAGGACTGCATGAAAAATTAGTTAGAGGTGGGGTAGACCCATCGTCTGACCAATACTATCATCGTATAAATGAAACGATGCAAAAACGATTCCCTGAATATTTTGGGGAGACTGATTCGTTGGAAGAGGCTAAACCTGCCCAACGCAAACCTTCAACTGTAGTTGCTCCAGCAACAAGGTCAACTGGCCCTAAAAAGGTTAGATTGACAAAAACACAGTTAGCTTTAGCAAAGAAATTCAAGCTAACACCAGAGCAATATGCACGCGAACTAATTAAAACGGAGAATACAAATGGATAAAGCTAAAAGTCGTACAAGTAGAGAAGCGGTAAAACGTGAAGAAACTGATGTTCGAAACAAAGTGTGGGAACCTCGTTCAACATTACCTGAAGTCAATCAAGAAGACGGATGGGCGTATCGTTGGATTAGAACCTCATTAGTTAATGAAGCTGACAACATGAATGTATCCTCTCGTATGCGTGAAGGCTGGGAGCCTGTGAAACATTCAGACCACCCAGAAGTAAATTTACCAGCAAGCCCTAACTCAAGATTCAAGGACGGTATTGAGGTTGGTGGTTTGTTACTATGTAAGATGCCACAAGAAATGGTAGACCAGAGAAATGAATATTACAAGGAAAAAGCCAGAGCTCAGGAACAGGCTGTAGATAACAACCTGATGAGACAGAATGACCCTAGAATGCCGTTATTCTCTGATAAAAAATCTACTGTGACTAGAGGCAAGAGATAATTTAAGGAGATGTTATTATGGCAAGTACAGCCGCACCTTACGGGTTCAGACCCGTCAATTTGATAGGTGGTCAGCCTTATGCTGGTTCAACCCGTCAAATTAAAATTGCGTCTGGATATAACACAAACATTTTCAATGGGTCAATCGTTTCTATTGTAGCGGCAGGCACTATTGAAATAGTTACTACAAATGGCGACAACTCTACTGGTTTTCCAGCAGGAACAGTCGGTGTATTTGTAGGATGTACATATACAGACCCTAACACAGACCAGTTAACATTTAGACAGCACTTTCCAGCAGGAACAGTAGCTTCAGATGCGAAAGCGTATGTCGTCGATGACCCTGATGTAGTGTTCCAAGTTCAAGCAGATGCTTCAGTTGCTCAAGCAGCGTTAGGTTCTAATGCTCACTTAGCAGCGGTTCAATCTTCTTCTACTGGTTCTACCACAACAGGTAATTCAACTACAGCGTTAGATGCAACTGTTAACACTACTTCAGGATTTGCATTCAGAATCGTTGATTTTGTTGATTCGCCAAGTTCTTCAGTAGGTGATTCGTTTACTGATGTGTTAGTTAAGTTCAACCCAGATAGCCATAGCTATCTAAATAAAACAGGTATTTAAGGAGAATAAATCATGGCAATTTCAAGAGCTCAATTATTAAAAGAGTTGCTTCCTGGCCTTAATGCTTTATTCGGAATGGAATACCAGCGTTATGGCGAAGAGCACGCAGAAATCTACGAAACTGAGACATCAGAACGTAGTTTCGAAGAAGAAACAAAACTATCTGGCTTTGGTCAGGCCCCTGTTAAACAAGAGGGTTCTGCTATCTCTTATGACAATGCTCAAGAGGCATTCACAGCTAGATATAATCACGAAACCATAGCTTTAGGTTTCTCACTAACAGAAGAAGCTGTAGAGGATAACCTTTACGATACTTTATCTGCGAGATACACAAAAGCTTTAGCACGTTCAATGGCTAATACTAAACAAGTAAAAGCTGCTAACGTATTAAACAATGGTTTCTCTGATGCAAACGGTGGTGATGGCAAAGCGTTATTTGCTACAGACCATCCATTAGTGTCAGGTGGTACAAACAACAATTCACAAACAGTCGCTGCCGACTTAAATGAATCTTCATTAGAAAATGCAGTTATTCAAATAGCTGGATGGACAGATGAAAGAGGTTTGTTGATTGCTGCTAAACCACGTAAATTAATTATTCCACCAGATTTACAATTCGTTGCAACACGTTTATTAGATACTGAACAAAGAGTCGGTACTGCTGATAACGATATCAACGCGTTGAAAAACAACGGTGCGATACCAGAAGGATATACAATTAATCACTATCTAACAGATACTGATGCGTATTTCCTAACAACTGATGTACCAAATGGTATGAAATACTTTGTAAGAACACCATTAACTACATCTATGGACGGTGATTTCGACACAGGTAATGTAAGATACAAAGCCCGTGAAAGATATTCATTCGGTTTTTCAGACCCACTAGGAATGTGGGGTTCACAAGGTGCTTAATGCACTAAGTGTTTTGAATACTTAGTTTTCTCATAGTTTCTAAGTATTCTTTGAAGCTCTCTACTATCTCTCGTAGGGAGCTTCTTTTTTCTTTTATTTCTCTATAAAAAGCGTATAATTTAAATATCGGGAAACAAGCTTATCTAACTGCCCCGACAGACGCATACAAGATAGATAAGCGTTAACTTTGTATGGAGAATATAGAATGGCTAATTCAACATTTACAGGCCCAGTCAGGTCAGAAGGTGGTTTTACTACTATCAGCAAAAACGCAACGACTGGAGCTATCACAACACAATCAAGCATAAACTCAAGTGGTATCGCTTCATTTGATGCTAACAAATTAGCAACAGAAGCTGGTACAGGTATCACAGGTGGTACAGGAACTATTTACAGAAGTTCTGTATTTAGGTCAGGTGGTGTTATTACTACACAAATCTTGATTGACTTAACAGGTTTAAGGTCAACTGCATCAGGTGATATTATTGGTGTTAACGGCACAAGTAACGTGTGTCACATCGGACAAATCACAGCTGCAGAAAATGGTACTATCTTAACAGGTAGTATGGAGTGCTTTGAAGCACCTGCTGGCGGAGACGCAGATATCAACGTGCATTCTGCTACAGAAAGTACAGGAGTTGAAGATGGAGCTATCAGTGACTTAACAGAAACACTATTAGTGAACTCTGGTGATTTAGCATTAGGTACTAAAGTTTACTTTACAGCCGTACCTGCTGCTAATGAGTTTTTATATTTAACTCTTGGTGCAACTACAGATGCAGATTATACAGCGGGTAAATTATTAATTGAGTTGAAAGGTTACGAAGCTTAATAACTAACGGAGAAAGAATATGCTTTCAGATATTAAAGTAACTTTTATCAGCGATGAAGTTGCAGCAGATGATGACTTTATTGTTACCGCAGCAAGACCTGATACTTCAGCCACTATTGCAAACTCAAGTTTTGCGTCAGGTGGTGCTAGAATTTTAAGTGTCACTACAACAGGTACAGGAGACAATGGTAAAACTAATACTATTGTTGGTACTGATGTATTCGATAATTCTTTAACTGAGGTGATTACATCTACAGGCTCAGCTGAAGCTGTTAATGGTACTAAATACTTTAAAACAGTTACTTCCGTGACAAGCTCAGCACAATTTGCAGCAAACTTAAAAGTGGGCTCTACTGCCAGTGCAGCACAAGCTGTATTTGCGGGTCGTGTCAAACTTAAAGGGTATCAAATTGTGTCTGGTGGTTCTGCAGGAGTCATTGATTTTATTGATGGCACCCCAGAGTCAGGCAGTACTTTATTTAAGGCAAGGACAATAGGTACAGATAATACAACTATTGACCACACCGTTCCTGAAAATGGCATTTTGTTTATCAGTGGTATGTCGGTTAAATATACCATTGGAACAGTAGACATGATGCACTTTTATTTTGCGTAGAAGTCGTATGGCAACTACCAGAAAAAAAGGAATGGGGATTAAAACTTCAGTCAAGTCTGGTAATTTTAGAAAGACTAAAGCTGGAGCAGGGATGACTAAGAAAGGTGTAGCAGCCTATCGTAGAGCCAACCCAGGCAGTAAGTTACAAACAGCCGTAACTGGAAAAGTTAAAAAAGGTTCTAAAGCTGCTAAGAGACGTAAATCATTTTGTGCACGTAGTGCAGGGCAGATGAAGAAGTTTCCAAAGGCAGCTAAGAATCCAAACTCAAGGTTACGCCAAGCTCGTAAGAGATGGAAATGTTAATATGGAAGATAAGGTGCAAGAAACAATAGCAGTACATTCGGCAGAGATAGAGCATATGAAGAAGGATATAGACCATATCATTGTCAAAGTCGATAAAATGGACAAGTCTGTTGATGACATTAAGGAGACCCTCGCAGAGATTAGAGGTGGTAAAGCAGTCGCTGTGTGGTTTTTTGGAATAATTGGAGTGATAGCTGGGTCATTGGTGACTTGGTGGCTCGGTAAATAACTAAGGAGATTAGATATGGAACATGGTAAGAAAAAGAAAATGATGTATGGTGGTATGGCTAAGAAAAAGATGTACGGTGGCGGTATGACCAAAAAGAAAAAGATGGCAGTAGGTGGAATTGCTGCAAAAGTAAAAACAGTTGGTATTAAAAAAGAAGAGACACCAATGGGCACATTTGTTAAACGTGAGAAGAAGGTTGTACCTATTAGTAGAATTATGAAAGATGAAATTAAGAGTCTTAAATACGCACTTAATATGGAAGGTGTGACAGATGCACAGAAAAAGAAAATACAAAAGCTCATTGATGCAAAACAGGCAGGAGTAGATGCAACTAAAAAAAGTTATAAGTCTTCTACTATACCAACTATGAGAGGAACAGAAGAAGATAAAGAACAAGCAAAAAAATTAAAAGAATATCAATATGGTAAAAAGCTTCTAAAACGAGCTGATAAAAGAGAAAAGAAAGCTGGTGGTTCTGTTAAGAAAAAAATGGCTATGGGTGGTAAGATGAAACCTGTAGATAAAAAGAAAAATCCAGGTCTAGCTAAATTACCAACAGAAGTTCGTAACAAAATGGGCTTTATGAAGAAAGGTGGTATGGCTAAAAAGAAAATGATGGGTGGCGGTATGACTATCAAGAAGATGAAGCATGGTGGTAAAGCTGGCAAGTGTCCTCGTGATGGTATCGCTATGAAAGGTAAAACAAGAGCAGGTCGTTAATTATGATGAAATGTCGTGGAATGGGCAAGGCTATGAAAAAACCCATCGCTCTTAAGATTC